ATGGTACAAATGGTACAAACGGCACCTCAGGTACAAATGGTACAAATGGTACAAATGGTACCTCAGGAACCAATGGTACAAATGGTACCAATGGCACCTCAGGAACCAATGGTACAAATGGTACAAACGGTACCTCAGGTACAAATGGCACCAATGGCACCTCAGGTACAAATGGCACCAATGGCACCTCAGGTACAAATGGCACAAACGGTACCTCAGGTACAAATGGTACAGATGGAACCAATGGTACCTCAGGTACAAATGGTACAGATGGAACCAATGGTACCTCAGGAACCAATGGTACAAACGGTACCTCAGGTACAAATGGTACAGATGGAACCAATGGTACCTCAGGAACCAGAGGCACTTCAGGTACCTCAGGTACAAATGGTACTTCAGGTACTAGAGGTACTTCAGGTACAAATGGTACTTCAGGTACCTCCGGCACAAATGGTACTTCAGGTATAGATGGAAAAAATGGTACAGATGGAACCAATGGTACCTCAGGAACTAATGGTACCTCAGGTACTAGAGGCACTTCAGGTACTTCAGGTACAAATGGTACCTCAGGAACTAATGGCACCTCAGGTACAAATGGTACCAATGGCACCTCAGGTACAAATGGTACAAATGGTACCTCAGGAACTAATGGTACCTCAGGAACCAATGGTACAAATGGTACAAATGGTACAAACGGTACCTCAGGAACTAATGGTACAAATGGTACAAACGGCACCTCAGGTACAAATGGTACAAATGGTACAAATGGTACCTCAGGAACCAATGGTACAAATGGTACAAATGGTACCTCAGGAACCAATGGTACAAATGGTACAAATGGCACCAATGGCACCTCAGGTACAAATGGTACAAATGGTACCTCAGGAACCAATGGTACAAATGGTACCAATGGCACCTCAGGAACCAATGGTACAAATGGTACAAACGGCACCTCAGGTACAAATGGTACAAATGGTACAAATGGTACCTCAGGAACCAATGGTACAAATGGTACCAATGGCACCTCAGGAACCAATGGTACAAATGGTACAAATGGTACAAACGGTACCTCAGGAACTAATGGTACAAATGGTACAAACGGCACCTCAGGTACAAATGGTACAAATGGTACAAATGGTACCTCAGGAACCAATGGTACAAATGGTACAAATGGTACCTCAGGAACCAATGGTACAAATGGTACAAACGGTACCTCAGGTACAAATGGTACTAATGGCACCTCAGGTACAAATGGTACAAATGGTACCTCAGGAACTAATGGTACCTCAGGAACTAATGGTACCTCAGGAACCAACGGTACAAATGGTACCTCAGGAACCAATGGTACAAATGGTACCAATGGCACCTCAGGAACCAATGGTACAAATGGTACCTCAGGAACTAATGGTACCTCAGGAACCAACGGTACAAATGGTACTTCAGGAACTAATGGTACCTCAGGAACCAACGGTACAAACGGTACTTCAGGAACTAATGGTACCTCAGGAACTAATGGTACAAATGGTACTTCAGGAACTAATGGTACCTCAGGTACTAGAGGTACTTCAGGAACTAATGGTACAAATGGTACCTCAGGTACAAATGGCACCTCAGGAACCAATGGTACAAACGGTACCTCAGGTACAAATGGTACCTCAGGAACTAATGGTACCTCAGGAACTAATGGTACCAATGGTACCTCAGGAACTAATGGTACCTCAGGTACAAATGGTACAAATGGTACTTCAGGAACTAATGGTACCTCAGGAACTAATGGTACCTCAGGAACCAATGGCACTTCAGGTACAAATGGTACTTCAGGAACCAACGGTACAAATGGTACTTCAGGTACAAATGGTACCTCAGGAACCAATGGTACAAATGGTACCTCAGGAACTAATGGCACCTCAGGAACTAATGGTACAAATGGTACCTCAGGTACAAATGGTACAGATGGAACCAATGGTACCTCAGGAACTAATGGTACCAATGGTACCTCAGGAACCAATGGTACAAATGGCACCTCAGGTACAAATGGTACAAATGGCACCTCAGGTACAAATGGTACCTCAGGAACTAATGGTACCTCAGGAACTAATGGTACCAATGGTACCTCAGGAACTAATGGTACCTCAGGTACAAATGGTACAAATGGTACTTCAGGGACTAATGGTACCTCAGGAACTAATGGTACCTCAGGAACCAATGGCACTTCAGGTACAAATGGTACTTCAGGAACCAACGGTACAAATGGTACTTCAGGTACAAATGGTACCTCAGGAACCAATGGTACAAATGGTACCTCAGGAACTAATGGTACCTCAGGAACCAACGGTACAAATGGTACTTCAGGAACCAACGGTACAAATGGTACCTCAGGAACCAATGGCACCTCAGGAACTAATGGTACAAATGGTACTTCAGGAACTAATGGTACCTCAGGAACTAATGGTACCTCAGGAACTAATGGTACCTCAGGTACAAATGGCACCTCAGGAACCAACGGTACAAACGGTACCTCAGGTACAAATGGTACCTCAGGAACTAATGGCACCTCAGGAACTAATGGTACAAATGGTACTTCAGGAACTAATGGTACCTCAGGTACTAGAGGTACTTCAGGAACTAATGGTACAAATGGTACCTCAGGTACAAATGGTACCTCAGGAACCAATGGTACAAACGGTACCTCAGGTACAAATGGTACCTCAGGAACTAATGGCACCTCAGGAACTAATGGTACCAATGGTACCTCAGGAACTAATGGTACCTCAGGAACTAATGGTACCAATGGTACCTCAGGAACTAATGGTACCTCAGGAACTAATGGTACCAATGGTACCTCAGGAACTAATGGTACCTCAGGTACAAATGGTACAAATGGTACCTCAGGTACAAATGGTACCTCAGGAACCAATGGTACAAACGGTACCTCAGGTACAAATGGTACCTCAGGAACTAATGGCACCTCAGGAACTAATGGTACCAATGGTACCTCAGGAACTAATGGTACCTCAGGAACTAATGGTACCAATGGTACCTCAGGAACTAATGGTACCTCAGGTACAAATGGTACAAATGGTACCTCAGGAACCAATGGCACTTCAGGAACCAATGGTACAAACGGTACCTCAGGTACAAATGGTACCTCAGGAACTAATGGTACCTCAGGAACTAATGGTACAAATGGCACCTCAGGAACTAATGGTACCTCAGGAACTAATGGTACCTCAGGAACTAATGGTACAAATGGCACCTCAGGAACTAATGGTACCAATGGTACCTCAGGAACTAATGGTACCTCAGGAACCAATGGTACAAACGGTACTTCAGGAACTAATGGTACCTCAGGAACTAATGGTACCTCAGGTACAAATGGTACAAATGGTACTTCAGGAACTAACGGTACCTCAGGAACTAATGGTACCAATGGTACCTCAGGAACTAATGGTACCTCAGGAACTAATGGTACAAATGGCACCTCAGGAACTAATGGTACCAATGGTACCTCAGGAACTAATGGTACCTCAGGTACAAATGGTACAAATGGTACCTCAGGAACCAATGGCACTTCAGGAACCAATGGTACAAACGGTACCTCAGGTACAAATGGTACCTCAGGAACTAATGGTACCTCAGGAACTAATGGTACAAATGGCACCTCAGGAACTAATGGTACCTCAGGAACTAATGGTACCTCAGGAACTAATGGTACAAATGGCACCTCAGGAACTAATGGTATCAATGGTACCTCAGGAACCAATGGCACCTCAGGAACTAATGGCACCTCAGGAACTAATGGTACCAATGGTACCTCAGGAACTAACGGTACCTCAGGAACTAATGGTACCAATGGTACCTCAGGAACTAATGGTACCTCAGGTACAAATGGTACAAACGGTACCTCAGGAACTAATGGTACTTCAGGAACCAATGGCACCTCAGGTACAAATGGTACAAACGGTACTTCAGGAACCAATGGCACCTCAGGTACAAATGGCACCTCAGGAACTAATGGTACAAATGGTACTTCAGGAACTAATGGTACCTCAGGAACTAATGGTACCTCAGGAACTAATGGTACCTCAGGTACAAATGGTACAAATGGTACTTCAGGAACTAATGGTACCTCAGGAACTAATGGCACCTCAGGTACAAATGGTACAAACGGTACTTCAGGAACCAATGGCACCTCAGGTACAAACGGTACCTCAGGTACAAATGGTACCTCAGGAACCAATGGTACAAACGGTACCTCAGGTACAAATGGTACCTCAGGAACTAATGGCACCTCAGGAACTAATGGTACCAATGGTACCTCAGGAACTAACGGTACCTCAGGAACTAATGGTACCAATGGTACCTCAGGAACTAATGGTACCTCAGGTACAAATGGTACAAACGGTACCTCAGGAACTAATGGTACTTCAGGAACCAATGGCACCTCAGGTACAAATGGTACAAACGGTACTTCAGGAACCAATGGCACCTCAGGTACAAATGGCACCTCAGGTACTAGAGGTACCTCAGGAACTAATGGCACCTCAGGAACTAATGGCACCTCAGGAACCAATGGTACAAATGGTACCTCAGGTACAAATGGCACCTCAGGTACAAACGGTACCTCAGGTACAAATGGTACCTCAGGAACCAATGGTACAAACGGTACCTCAGGTACAAATGGTACCTCAGGAACTAATGGCACCTCAGGAACTAATGGTACCAATGGTACCTCAGGAACTAACGGTACCTCAGGAACTAATGGTACTAATGGTACCTCAGGAACTAATGGCACCTCAGGTACAAACGGTACCTCAGGTACAAATGGTACCTCAGGAACCAATGGTACAAACGGTACCTCAGGTACAAATGGTACCTCAGGTACTAGAGGTACTTCAGGAACTAATGGTACAAACGGTACTTCAGGAACTAATGGTACCTCAGGTACAAATGGCACCAATGGTACCTCAGGAACTAACGGTACCTCAGGAACTAATGGTACCAATGGTACCTCAGGAACTAATGGTACCTCAGGTACAAATGGTACAAACGGTACTTCAGGAACTAATGGTACCTCAGGTACAAATGGCACCTCAGGTACAAATGGTACCTCAGGTACAAATGGTACAAATGGTACCTCAGGAACTAATGGTACCTCAGGAACCAATGGTACAAATGGTACCTCAGGTACAAATGGCACCTCAGGAACTAATGGTACCTCAGGAACTAATGGTACAAATGGTACCTCAGGAACTAATGGTACAAATGGCACCTCAGGTACAAATGGTACCTCAGGTACTAGAGGTACTTCAGGAACTAATGGTACAAACGGTACTTCAGGAACTAATGGTACCTCAGGTACAAATGGCACCTCAGGTACAAATGGTACCTCAGGTACAAATGGTACAAATGGTACCTCAGGTACAAATGGCACCTCAGGTACAAATGGTACCTCAGGTACAAATGGTACAAATGGTACCTCAGGAACTAATGGTACCTCAGGTACTAGAGGTACTTCAGGAACTAATGGTACAAATGGTACCTCAGGTACAAATGGTACAAATGGTACCTCAGGAACTAATGGTACCTCAGGTACTAGAGGTACTTCAGGAACTAATGGTACAAATGGTACCTCAGGTACAAATGGCACCTCAGGTACAAATGGTACCTCAGGTACAAATGGTACAAATGGTACCTCAGGTACAAATGGCACCTCAGGCACTAGAGGTACTTCAGGAACCAATGGTACAAACGGTACCTCAGGAACTAATGGTACCTCAGGAACCAATGGCACTTCAGGTACATCTTCAGTATTTGAATATTGTACTATTCCACAAGATGGATCAGGACAAAAAATAATACCTATTAGTCTTGATGGTTCTACTAACTTACAAACTACTAAAAATTATGCTAGAATTGAATTTTTTGCCAGTGGATCAAATATACTCCAAGCCACTAGAACCACAGCTGTTTGGTCTAATAGTGGTACATATCCTTTAACATTTTCTTCAGTTGAAGATGTAAGAACACCTGATAATAAACTTATTTATAACACGGCAACAGTAACTGGAAGTTGGCCGTCAAATCATACATTGAACTTATTAGTAACTCAGTATAATATTAATGGTATAACATACTGTGCTAGATATGTATTTTTATAATTAAAATCATGGGAAATACTAGTGTTTTTAATAAAATAGGATTTATATCTAAAGCAGCTAATGTAATATTAGCTGGAGATGTAGCTGAGAGTACTCTTGGTAATACTATGAATAATATCTCTAGTATTGGGGTTGTAGAGGATGGTGTGTATCCTGTTTTACCTCTTGAATTTGCTTTTTATAAAGAAATAACTGTAACATCTAATCAAACATATTATACATTATTTACTCATAATGTTACTTGGAGTTCTACAATAAGTAAATTTCCCCCATATAATGCTATTCAAGTTTACCTATCAGCCAGAGCTATTTCAGGGGCTGCTATAGGCATTAATGGTAGAGCTGGGGTATATGGTATAAGAAGTATAATACCTTATGGGACAGGAGTAAGCTCAGGGAATGCTCTTTATAATAACACCAATAAAAGAACTTATATATGGACTTATAATAGAGTAGGAATCACAGGGGGAGGTGGTGGTGAAGCAAATTTTTCTTTATTTTCTATGGCTAGCGAGGATCCGTTAATAGGATTAGTTCCTTCTACAACAGGTGATGTTTTAACATATAGTTTTGTTATAAAAACAAATAACGTTCAGAATATAACAGGAACTTGGGCTGTACAAGGATTAGCTACTTTATTGTAAATAATTATGGTAACTTTAAATAACATAAAATCTTTTCCACAATTAAGTTATATACCTACAGGATCATTTGTTGATACAGCAGCTGGAGAGAATGTCTATCAGCCTATAAAAGGAGCTTTTGTTGTACATACTAGATCTGGTGGATTAAATTCATCAACAACCAATTTATTTGATATACCTATAAACACATATTCTAGTAATTTTGCTTATAGATATACTAATGCTGAGATATTAATAGTTAATGCTAGTACAGTAACTGGTGCCTCTGGAGTTACTAATACTATAGCTAGGTTATTTTGTTCTCGAAATAACATAGGAACTAGCTCAACCACAACTTCAGACATATATTTAAGTGGTGGAACCGCTGCTTATACTGATACTTGGAATTCTTTTTTAATATATGATACTATTAATTTTAAATTTATACTAAGACTAGTTGTAAGTAGTACTACAACAATAACTAATGTAGGTTTATATAAAGGAACATATAAAATTTTTTAAAAATGGCTGTACTTTTACCTCGTAATTCCTCTAATTCATATCCTCAAATAGCATTCTCAAGTATTAGTGGAGGAGATTATGTTGATAGTAATGGTAATATTTTAGGTCAAATCAGACAAGAAGCATTCTATAATTCTTTTACTATAAGTACATCATCAACAATTAGAACATATCTTGTTTATGATTTAACAAATTACCCTGGTTGTAATGGTATTATAGTTAACGCATCTTTAGAGTCTAATTTCCAGGGCTCACCTACAGCACCTAACAATGTAACTTTTAATTTTAACCATTATTTTACAAGAACTATTGTATCAGGATCAGGAACAAACTCAAATTTGGCTTCAAATACCCTTAATATTGATAATGCTTCTGTAAATTTAAATACAGGAGCATCCCAAGAAAATAGTCAATTTTTCCCTACAAACTTAGCTGGTCTTAATCCATTAGTTAGTAATGTAGGCGCTTATATATATTCTAATCAGATAGTTCAATTTAGATTAAATTTTAAAGCTAATGTTACTTATTATATAAAAGGTATAACTACTTTTATATAAAATATATTTATAATATATAACCCATAAAAATATGCAAATATTTGGAAATGCTCTTGGAATTATTGTTACAGACTCAGCTTCTTTATCAGAGGGATCAGCTTCTTTAAACCAAACTTTACCAGTTTTAAATTTTATTTTTGATTCAGATTTTGCTAATTCTAACGATTCAGGATCAATAGCTGCTATTGAAGCTTCTATAACAACTTCTTCTAATAATGGAGTAGCTGGAAATTTAATATTTAGAGTATCAGATACCTCTAACTTAACTTCTTCAGGGTCTGAAGTGGCTAGAATGTTTAATAGTGGGGGGGAGGCTAGGGTAGGTATAGGTTTTACTGATCCTTTAGAAAAACCTTTAACAACTTTAGATGTCAAATCTCAAATAAACTCAGCGGAAGGTACTCAAATCTTTTTAAGAAGTAGTAGAACTACTTTTGGAGCCCAAGTTGGAGATTCAGCTGGGGCTATTTCTTTTTTAGTAGATAGCGCCAGTTTTACAACAGAAAGTAAAGACCAATTCCAAGCTTCAGGTTCTATAGCTGTAATTGATAGTGAAGTCACAACTGTTGATAAAAAAGGAGTTACAGGGGTTTTAAAATTTAATTATTACTCAGTTTCTGATTATATTACTAGAACATTATTTACTATTGGAGATTTAGGTGGAGCTGATTATGTAGTTCAATCAACCGCTGATCGTACTGAATTAAAACCTAGTTCATATACTTTTCCTAACTCATATCTTACTATAGAATATGGATCAGGAAGTTATCTTGAAGAAAATAAAGTAGAACTAACTTTTATTACAGCTTCCATAACTAGTGATACTGAAATTACTATAGGAGCTGCTTTTATTGGTGGTACTAGTAATGTTGGGTATTATAGTCTTATAATAGAATATAGTTTAATTAGTGGAGCTTCTAGTCCTTTAACAACAGCTGGGAGGACAGGTCAGTTTATGGCTGTTACTAATGGAGGTATAGTACATGATTTTACAGATTTTTCTACTCCTTCTATAGGTAATGAACCTTCCCCTCCAATACTTTCTTGTAGTAGTGCTGGTAATTTGGTTATAAAAAGTGGAAGTGGTTATACTTTTAGAGGATATATCAAAAGGTTTTAAACTTTAATATTTATAGTCACATCCCTTTTGGACAGTGAAAAAAGGAAATTAACATGGCGAACGAATTTATAGCTAGAAAAGGACTTATAGCTCTTGAATCCTCTCAAATAACAGGTAGCTTATTTGTTAGTGGTACTTCATTTTTTACAGGATCTGTAGATATCTCAGGGGGTATTGAAAATACTCATTTTATTGATTTCTCAACAACAGCTACCCCAGCATACTTAGAAGGTAGAGTTAATTGGATAGATGATACTAAAACATTAGCTATTGATACAGAACTTAATGGTTTCTCTATTGAAGTAGGTCATCAAAATGTTATTAGAGTAAGAAACGAAACTGGTACTACCATATCAAGAGGTAGAGTAGTTTATTTAAGCGGTTCTTCAGGTAATAGACCACTTATCTATACTTCAAGTTTTGAAATAGACCCAACATCAGCAGGTACTGTAGGTTTAGTAGCAGCTGATATTAGCACTTCTAACAATGGTTATGTTATATCCAATGGTTTAATTAGAGATATAAACACAACTGCTTATACAGCGGGTGCTGTATTATATCTTTCTTCAAGCGGTCAACTTTCAACAACAGCACCTGTAGCACCTCTACATGCTGTTAGGATGGGTAAGGTTATAACATCCGCAGTATCTGGTATAATCCACGTAGATGTTGATAACGGTTATGAAATCGGTGAGTTACATGATGTAGTTGATAATACAACAAGTACAACATATGGTTCGCTATTAGTTAAATCAGGTAGTGTATGGAAAGATGGTTATCAACTAACTGGTTCATATGGTTTAACTGGTAGCTTAAGTGCGACATCATTTACTGGTTCATTACAAGGAACTGCTTCTTGGGCATTAAATGTTGTTGGGGGAGGGGGAGGAGTCACAATTAATAATAATGTTGACAATTATTTAATTACTGCTACAGGTACTGCTAATACTTTAAATGGTGAATCAGGTTTAACTTTTGATGGTACCACATTAACAGTAGCTAATAATGCTGTAATAACAGCTATTGATGTAAGAAACGACCCAAGTACAACTATTGGTCAGTATGCTCCTGGCGCTCATATGGGTAGGGATTGGCCTGCCGCTGGTGGACCTGCTTTAACAGCTGGTAATATAGTTTATTTTTCAGGCAGTTCACAATGGACTAATGCTCAAGCTAATGCTACAGGTAGTAGTACCAGGATACTAGGTGTTGTGACAGATAATGCAGATCCAAATGAAATAGTTCTTCAAGGTACAGTTACAATTAATACAGACTTAGCTACATATCAAGTAGGCCAACCTGTATATTTAAGTCCATTAACAGCTGGTAAAGTAACTAATGTACCCCCTTCATCTTCAGGTCATGTAGCTAGATATGTGGGATGGGTTGTTGATACTAGTAGAGATCAAATATATTTTAATCCTGATTTTACATATATTCAATTATAAAGTTATGCCTCAAATAAACGGAATAGAAACAACAGCTATAGCTGGTTTAGGACAGATAGGAGTAACACCTGCTACAATTTATCCTTCAGGAGGGTTAGTTGTTAACTCAAATGTACTTAGGTCAGGATCACTCACTAATAGTGGGTATATTTATGGAACAGCCCCATTTTATAATAGACCATATGATATGGCTAGTGCTTCATTAGGTACTAGTACTTGGACTAAAATAGTAGGTAATAGCGTGGCTATTTACCTTTTGTCTTCAAGTGGTGAATTGTATTCTATGGGTAGTAGTACCTTTTATACAAGTACAGGTCAAACTTATAGATTATCTAAAGTAACTACTGGGTCTAGTGGGTGGACAGATATAGCAGCTGGTAGTAATTTTGCTTTAGGAATTTGTGATAGTAAATTATTTGGTATAGGACTTAATGGTAATGGTCAACTTGGCAATGGAACTACTACCGCTATTCTTACTAATTTTGCTGTTGTAAACAGTAATCCTTGGTGGACCCGAGTATCATGTGGTGAAGAAATGGCTATGGCTATGAGTGGTTCAGGTGGTTCAGGTGTATTATTCGCCGCTGGTAGAAATTTTGAAGGAAGAACAGGTCAAAATACAAGTACAGGCAACACTATAACTTGGACCCGAGTAGTCAATCATACAAGTAGTATATTTACTGACTTTAGCTGTGGTAATGACTTTACATTAGCCATCTCAGGGAGTAACATATTTGGTACAGGTGATGCTTCTGCTTTTGTATTTGGAAATAATAGTGAAACTGATTTATTAACCTTTACCTTAGTATCAGGTAGTGGTATTTGGAGTAGAGTATTTGCTTTTAATGCTTTCAGTAAAGCTATAGATACTAATGGTTCTCAATATCATTGTGGGCAACAAGCTTATTCTAGGGGAGATGGTAGCATAGCTAACCTTAATACTTGGACTCGTTTAAACACTGCCTCAGCTGAATTTTCAGGTAGTTGGACAAATTTTTATGCTAACAACATAGGTAGTACAACTTATGGAGTTATAGGAGTAAATAGGAATAGACCTTTCTACATAGGACAAAGAGGTACCACTACAGATTGGTTCCCAAATACAACTTGGACTGATTATACTACAGCTTCAAATGAGGCTACTTGGAAACCATTTGTAAGTACTAGTGTTAATGTAAGTTGTAGTGCTGCTGGTTTTTGGGGCAGTGCATTTGAACCAACATTGTTTATACAATTAACCCCAATATCATGATACATTTTGTTAAAATAAACACTGAGGAAGAATTATTAGAAAATTGGCTTGATCCCGCTGTTCCTCATATGTCAATGTGTTTTCAACAAACTAAACTAGATCAATGTATAAAAAAAGGTGATTATATTTATGCTAGTTATGAACCCTTAGAATTAACCGAAACTATGATTTGGGAAACTGTTAATGGCCCGGTTATAGTACCCCCAGGTATTTACTTTATCCACCCTAATTTTGAAGAGTTTTAAAAAAAATTTGGTTATATAAAATAATTTAATTATATTGAAAATGTTATGTCTATAGCTTTATCAATTAATTGTGAAGGGCTAGGTGATGTTATATCTTCTATACCTACTATTAGAAAAATATCTCAAGCTTATAACACACCTATAACTGTTTTTAGTTTATATCCTGAACTTTTTGAGAATCATCCTTGTGTAAGTAAAACCTTACATATAAATGATCCCAAAGAAGGATATGAGATATTAAATACTTTTTCTCACATAGCTGGAAAAGAACATAGTTTAGAAGGAAATGTTGTTCAATTCAAACATTCCCATATTGATATTAGACAATATCATGCTCTTTCTTTAGGTTTTTCTTTACTACCTAAAGAAATGGAAACTGATCTTTATATTGAAGAAGATTGGGAAGTAGATTTTAAAGATTATATTATAATACATCCTACCCATACTTGGTCTTCTAGAACTTGGTCCTTTGAGAATTGGCAAAATTTAATTTATAAACTAAATCAACTTAATATTCCTGTTATAGCTATAGGTAAAAATACAGTTGAACATGGGCATGGAGAAGCCTATAATAAAAAAGTTATGGAAATTGATATTCCATATGGTTTAAATTTAATGAATCATCCTGAGAGTAACTTTTCTAAGCTAAGAGGACTTTTTAAAAAAGCAAGATGTATTATAACTATGGATTCAGGTATACTTCACTTAGCAGGAACAACTGATATTCATATAATTCAATTAGGATCTTCTATTAATCCTAAATTAAGAGCTCCTTATAGAAAAGGATCTCAAAACTATAAATATAATTATATTAAAGGATCTTGTGATTTATACTGTGCTTCCAATCTTAGATATAACATAAAAGAACATAATTCTATACAAGGTGCTTCACCCTTAGACAATTGTTTAGAAAATAAACCTACATTTGAATGTCATTCAAAAATAGAAGATGTTATCAATGTTGTAAAAAAATTACCTATGACTAAACAAAAATTAATGTATATAACTCCTCATTTGTCAACAGGAGGAATGCCTCAATATGTTTTAAGACAAATAAAAGAATTTAAAGCTTTTTTTGATATATCTATTATAGAATATGAGTTATATTCTGATACTTATATAGTTCAAAGAGAACAAATTAAAAATTTAATACCCTCTGAAAATTTTTTTTCTTTAGGGAAAGGTACTAATAATAAACCTGAGGTACTTGATATTATTCAGCAGATAAAACCTGATATTATTCATTTTCAAGAAGTCCCAGACAATTTTATACATGAAAGTATTTTAAAAAAATTATTTAATCTAAATAATAGACCATATTTTATAGTTACTACTCACTCTAGTTATACTAACCCTTCTAAGTTACAATTTATACCTGATAAGTTTATTTTGGTATCTGAATGGAGTAAAGAAAAATTTTCTAAGTTAACAACCCCATGTGAGGTATGGGAATATCCTATTGATAATTTAACCCCAGAAAAAGAAAAATACCAAAAAGAATTAGGTTTAAATCCTAATTATAAACATATAATTAATGTTGGACTTTTTACTCAAGGAAAAAATCAAGGTGAACTATTCCAATTAGCTAAAGAATTAGAAGAATATCCATTTTATTTTCATTTTATAGGTAATCAGGCTGAGAATTTTTATGATTATTGGGGTCCTTTAATGGAAAATAAACCTGATAATTGTATTATATGGGGAGAAAGAGATGATGTTTATAAATTTATCCAAGCCGCTGATTTATTCTTTTTTAGTTCTAAATTAGAATTAAATCCTTTAGTTATTAAAGAAGCTTTATCTTATAAACTGCCTATTTTTATGAGAAAATTAAACACTTATTTAGATTATTATGATAATAATTTTTTAGTCACTTATATAGACAATGATCTTGAAAAAACTAAACAACTTTTAATATCCCATTTAAAATGATCTATAATAATTTAGAAAAAACAGCTAAGTATTTAGAAAAAATTTTTTTTAATGTAAACTTTATAATGGGGGCCCAATTAGATATTGATGGTCCTTCTTCTAGTACTTATCAAGTTAAATTTTTTAATCATAAAACTAATGAGTTAGTTTATGAAACTTTTTTAAAGTCTGGGATGTGGTCTAAACCTTCTATTCAATATTATATTCAATGGAGAATAGAAGTATGGGAAAATAATGAATTAAAATTTGAACATATACTTAATTGTGAGAATAAAAAAATATATATTCATTTAAGTAGTAAAGCTTTAGGTGATACTATAGCTTGGTTTCCTTATATAGAAGAATTTAGAAAAGAACATAATTGTGAAATAATATGTTCAACTTTTTATAATGATTGGTTTATAGAAAAATATCCTGAGATTCAATTTATTAATCCTGGAGAGATGGTTTATAATATATATGCTATGTATGATATAGGTTGGTTTTATACTGAAGAGGGTGGTATTGATTTAACTAAACATCCCAAAGATGTTAAATCATATCCTCTTCAAAAAACAGCTTCTGATATTTTAGGTTTACCTTATAAAGAAATTAAACCTAATTTAAATATAAAAATTTTAGAACCTTTCATAACTGAACCTTATGTTATTATAGCACCACATGGTTCTAAACATGCAGCTTATTGGAATTACCCTGGGGGTTGGCAGGTTGTTATAGACTGGTTAAATGATCAAGGGTATAAAGTAGTTATGTTATCTAGAGAATCTTTAGGAGATACTTGGCATGATTCTAAATTAGGAGGAACTTTAACAGGAGTAATAGATAAAACAGGAAATAATAGTTTTCAAGAAGTTTTTAACATTATCAACAATTCTGAACTACTAATAGGTTTGGGTAGTGGACTAACCTGGATAAGTTGGGCCTTAAACAAACCTACAATATTAATCTCAGGATTTAGTGATCCATACACAGAAATGCAAAATTGTATTCGCTTATCAGCTTCATCTAATGTTTGTGGAGGTTGTTTTAATACTCATAAGTTAGATGCTGGGGATTGGGATTGGTGCCCCCATCATAAAAATACAGAACGTCATTTTGAATGTTCTAAGTCTATAAAACCTGAGCAGGTAGTAAAATCTCTCAAAGAAGTTTTACATATTTATTAATATGGAACAAATTCAGTTATTGCAAGAAGAAATAGATCAACTTAAAAATCTTCAAAATTCCCAAACCCAATTAATTAATAACTTTGGTCAGATTGAGTATCAAATCCAAATCTTAAATGACCAAAAAGAAGAATTAATAAAACAATTTAAAGAGTTTCAAAACCAAGAAAATGAATTAGGATTACAACTAACTCAAAAATATGGTGATGGAAGTATTGATCTAACTTCAGGTTTATTTACTAAATCTAACTAGTTTTTTAAGTCTTTTTTAATATTTATTATAAACCAATAATTGAAACAACATGGCAGAAGCATTATTATCACCTGGTGTATTTACTAGAGAAAATGACCAGTCTTTTATTCAACAACAACCAGTTCAAGCTGGGGCGGCTATCATAGGTCCTACAGTTAAAGGTCCTGTTGAAGAACCTACAGTTGTCACTTCTTATAGTGATTTTACAAATAAATTTGGTAGTGTATTTACTAGTGCTAGTAATACTTACACTTATTTTACGTCTATAGCAGCTTATAATTATTTTAATAATGGTGGAGATAGTTTATTAGTCACTCGTGTTGTTAGTGGAGCTTTTACCTCAGCCACAAGCACAGCTATAAGCTCAAGTGACCAACCAAGTTCACAACCTGCTTTTGTTCTAAAAACAATTGCTAAAGGATCTAATCAAAATAGTATCTCATCACAAGATAGTGATGGAGCCTTAGCTAGTGGTTCCTCAGACAACTTAAGATGGGAAATTTCTCAAACTGATTCTAATATAGGAACTTTTACTCTTTTAATTAGAAGAGGAGATGATATAACTGATGAAAAAGCAGTTTTAGAAACTTGGGCTAATTTATCACTAGATCCTTATGCTCCTAATTATATATCTAAAGTTATTGGAGATCAAGTTAAAACTAAAGTTACAGATAGTGCTGGTAATGTTTATCTTCAATATTCTGGGTCTTATCCAAATCAAAGTAGATACATTTATATATCTTCTGTAAAGAACGCCACACCTAATTATTTTGATAATAGTGGTAACCCTAAAACTCAATTTACAGGCTCATTACCTTCTACAGGCAGTGGTTCTTTTGAAAATGCTACTGGAGAATTATTTGGGGCTGGGGCTAGATTTTATGAGACAATAGCTGCTGCTACCAATATTCAAGGATTAGATGCTTATGTATATACTGCTTCCTTAGATATATTATCAAATAAGGATGAATATCAATTCAACACCTTAGTAATGCCTGGGATAATTAGTGATCTTGGAGGCACATCAGCTACAACTATCAATAAAGCCCTAACTATGGCTATTGAAAGAGGTGATTTCTTAACAGTTATAGACATGGAAACTTATGGAGCTACAGTTGCTAATGTAACATCTGAAGCCCAAACCTATAACAATAGTTACACCGCTACATATTGGCCTTGGTGCCAAGTGGCTGATCCTGATACTGGACAGTTAGTATGGGTCCCTGCCTCAACACTAATCCCAGCTGTCTATGCTTTTAATGACAGAAATGCTGAAGCTTGGTTCGCCCCTGCTGGTTTAAATAGGGGAAGTTTACCAACAGTGATCAGAACTGAAAGAACTTTAACTAAATCAGATAGAGATACTTTATATTCTAGTAATGTTAATCCTATAGCTACTTTCCCTAATAGTGGTGTGGTAGTTTTTGGACAAAAAACATTACAAAAGAAAGCAAGTGCTCTTGATCGGGTCAATGTTAGAAGATTATTAATTGAGTTAAAAAATTATATAGGACAATTAGCTCAAAATTTAGTCTTTGAACAAAATACTACAGCTACAAGAAATGCCTTCTTATCTCAAGTTAACCCATATCTTGAAAGTATTCAACAAAGACAAGGTCTTTACGCCTTTAGAGTAATTATGGATGATAGTAACAACACACCTGATGTTATAGATAGAAATCAATTAGTAGGTCAAATATTCCTACAACCCACAAGAACAGCTGAGTTTATAGTACTTGATTTTAATGTTCTTCCAACAGGAGCTGAGTTTCCATCTTAATTAATAAAAATTTGAATTTATAATATTTATAATAAAATACAAAAATGGCAGTATTAGATCCAAACGAAATATTTTTTACAGCTTTTGAACCTAAAGTTAAAAATAGGTTTATCCTGTATGTTGATGGCATACCTTCTTATCTAATAAAAGGAGTAGGAGCTGTAACTGTAGAAATGGGGGAAATTAAACTAAATCATATTAATGTCTACCGTAAAATAAAAGGAAAGGCCAACTGGTCTGATCTTAGCATGACATTGTATGACCCAATTACCCCATCAGGAGCCCAGTCTGTAATGGAATGGGTTAGATTACATCATGAATCTGTAACAGGTAGAGATGGTTATTCTGATTTTTATAAAAAAGATTTAACTATCAATGTTTTAGGTCCTGTTGGGGATATTATTAGTGAGTGGGTTGTCAAAGGAGCTTTCATTAAAACAGCCAATTTTGGTGAATTTAACTGGGACACTGAAGCTGAAGCTCAAAATATAGCTTTAACAGTTGGTATGGATTATTGTGTATTAAATTTCTAATAAACAAAATATATCTTAAGAAAAGAGTGCTATTATCGCGCTCTTTTTTTATTATTATATATTTATAATAAAATAAAGTTATTAAAAATGAGTGAATTTAAATTTCCCACAGAGACAATTGACTTACCTTCTAAAGGTTTAGTTTATTCTGAAGATAGTCCTCTATCAAACGGTAAAATAGAAATGAAATATATGACCGCTAAAGAGGAAGATATTTTAACTAATCAAAATTATATTCAAAAAGGTACAGTATTAGATGAATTATTAAAATCTCTTATTGTCACAAAAATTAATTTTGATGACCTTATTATAGGTGATAAAAATGCTATTCTTATAGCAGCCCGTATTTTAGGATATGGTAAAGATTATACTTTTATGTATGAAGGAGAAGAGATAACAATAGATTTATCAACTCTTGAAACTACTGAATTAGATGAGAAAGAATTTGTTAAGGGCAAAAATGAATTCTCTTTTACCTTACCTCACTCAGGAACTAACATTACATATAAACTTTTAACACATGGTGATGAAAGAAAAATTACTGATGAGGTAAAAGGCCTTCAAAGACTTAATAAAAATTCATCCCCAGAATTATCAACAAGACTAAAATATATGATTTTATCAGTTGATGGAGATCAATCAAAATCTACTGTTAGAAATTTTGTAGACAATTATTTTTTAGCTCGTGATTCTAGAGCATTTAGAGAACACATTAGAAGAACCCAGCCTGATGTAAAATTAATTTTTGATCATGATGGTCCTAATGGATTTAAATCTGATTTGAATATACCTATTGGAGTTAACTTTTTTTGGCCTGACGCCTGAGTATAGGGTAAATTTGTTCACACAAATACATGAGATAGTGTTTCATGGTAAAGGCGGCTATGATTATAACATTATTTACAATATGCCCATTTGGTTAAGAAATTTTACTTTTCATAAAATTAATGAATTTTATGAGAAAGAAAATAAAATGTATGAGGATGCTAAAAAAGGAAATAAAACAACAGTTATAGATCCTCAAGGTCAAGTTAAAGCACCTGAATTTATTAAAAAAACAAAAGTAAATTATAATAAAGAAGCATCACAAAAATGATGCTTTTTTATATTTATAACATATTATGGCAGCTACTCCTGAGCAAATAAAAAATACTGAAAAACTTGTAGCTTTATTAAAAGAAGCAGTTGAGTTATCTCAAAGATTAGGTGATACCTCTGGTGCTAGAAGATACAGTGAAGCTATAAAGGAAGCTAATAAAGCTACCTCAACTACTAGTGATGACCTCAAAAGTATGACTAGAGAGGTTAATGATTTAAAAAGAGAATGGAAAGAATTTAGTAGTGATTTAAGTGGAGCTAGAGCTAGTTTTAACTCTATATTAGATTCTATAAATAAATCTAACACAGTTGTAGGACAAGTCGTTACCTCTGTTAAAAATTTAGGTAGTATAGCTAGTGATTTACAAAGCATCCAAAGTGGGTATACTGAGTTAAATGAGAAAAATTTATCTCAAGTTAAAGAAAAAACTCAAAGAGAAAAACTTAGTTTAGAAATTGGAAGAAATCTTTTAGAATTTAAAAAAAGTGAGATTGAACAACAAATTGAACTTAATAGAAATATAGCTAAAGATTTAACAAAAAGTGTTGAGGAAAGAAATGAGGCTAGAAAATCCCAAATTGAATTAAATAAAAAACTTAATGAAAATAATCTAGCCCTAGAAGAAACTAACAATTTACTAAATGAAGAAAATTCAGGATACCAGGCTTTATTAAAAGTTATAGATCAACAAGAACAAAAATTAAAAACTGTAAATAAACAATTTGGGCTGGGTGGAAATTTAATTAAAGGTTTAGGTGAAACTTTAAATAAAATAGGACTAGGTGGTTTAGCTAATCAATTAGGTATAGATGAAGCTGTATCTAAAATGAAAGAATTAGCTAATGAGGGTAAAATGGTAGATGGTGTTTTTGTACCTACAAATAGTAGAGTTAAAATACTATCTGAAGGGTTAAAGTCCATAGGTAAAAGTTTTATAGATACTGCCTTTAGCTTTGAATCTGTTTTTAGTTTTATATTAGATGCTACTTTAAAAACTAGCCAAAATATAGCTGATATAAGAAAACAAACTGGTTTTTCTTATGGTGAAGCTACAGCTTTAAACGCCGAAATGCAAGGAGTAGCCATAGCTACAGGAGACGCTTTTATTACAGGAGATAAATTAGTTAAAACTTATGCTTCATTAACTAATGAGTTAGGCCAGTCAGCTGATATTTTAGGTAATGAAGCTTTAGTTTCAGCTACCCAACTTGAACAAAAGTTAGGACTTTCAGCTAAAGAATCAGCTCAATTAACTGTTTTATCTAGATTGCAAGGTAAAAATACTGAAGAGGTATTAGATAATACTGTAGCAGCTGTAGGAGCTATGAACCAGCAAAATAAAACAGCTATAAATGTGAAAGCTGTTTTAGGAGATGTAGCTAACGCTTCTGAAGCCATTCAGGTTTCTTTAGGTAAAAACCCTAAAGCTATAGCTGAAGCTGCTACAGCTGCTCGGCAATTGGGTCTTTCTCTCAGTGAAGTAGATAATGTAGCTAATAGTTTATTAGATTTTGAATCTTCAATTTCTAGTGAGTTAGAAGCGGAATTATTATTAGGACAAGATATAAATTTAGAAAAAGCTAGGCTTTTAGCTTTAAATAATGATTTAAAAGGCTTAAGTGAAGAATTAAATAAAAATGAAGAGATAAAAGCAGCTTTTGCTTCAGGAAATAGAATACAACAAGAAGCAGCTGCTAAAGCTTTGGGTATGAACCGAGATCAGTTAGCTAAAGTAGCTTTACAGCAGGACCTAAATAATATGGCCGCTGAAGAGTTTAAAAATAAATATGGTGAAGCTACATATGAATCTTTAAAAGCTACTTCAGCCTCAGAATCTTTTCAAGAAGTCTTAACCAAAATACAAAGTGTTTTAGGTCAAATAGGTATGGCTTTTGCTCCTATTTTAGATGCTATAGCAGCTATTGTTAGTTTACCTTTTGCTCCTCAAATTATAGCAGCAGCCGCCGCAGCTATTCTTTTAGGTAAAAGTTTTAAGGGTGTAACTGAAACTGTAAAAGAAACTTTTAGTACTGTTAAAGATTTAGGTAAAGGTATTTTAGATTTTGCCAAATCCGCTTCTGGGGCTGAAGGAGGTATTATGAGTAAAGTTAAAGCAGGGTTTAAAGGGGCTACTGGAGGAGGTGGGGGTGGTATTATAGAAACCGCAGGGGGTGTAGCTGAAGGAGCTCAATCTGCGGCTGAAGCTGGTGAAAAGGCTAAAGAGTTAGCTGGGATAAAACCTGATCTTATTAAGGAAACTATGGGAGCTATAGCTGAGGGGATAAAGAGTTTTGCTGATCCTAAAGTTTTAGGAGGAGCTTTGGTACTTCCTATAGCCGCTGCAGGGCTAATCCTTCTCCTCCCATCTCTCCCAGTTTTATTTGCTATACAACTTTTAAAAGCTGAACCTTTACAAAAGGGGTTAGAAGCTATAGGTAAAGGATTATCAACTTTAGGTGAAATGTTAAGGGGACCCCAAGCTGCAGCTATAGGTTTAGGTTTAGTTTTAATAGCTGGTTTAGGAGCCGCTTTAATACCTTTAGCTTACGCTGCTAATTTAGCAGCCCCCGCTATATCAGCTATAGGAGATGTACTAGTATCAGCCTTTACAGGATTAGGAACAGTAGTTGTAGCTGTAGGTCAAGCTTTAAGTATAATAATATCAAGTGTAGCTGATAGTTTAATCAAAATGGCTAGCCCTGAGATAGCTATAGGGTTGCTCTCTTTAGTCCCAGCTTTACTAACTTTGGGACCTGCCTTAGTAGGTTTTGGAGTTGGGTTAAGTATAGCAGCAGCTTCAATGGCTGTAACAGGAATGTTTGGAAATCCTTTAGAAGCTATACTTAAATTAGCTGATTCTTCTTCAAAATTATTAGATGTTAATAATGCTATAACTGGTATGTCTGTAGCTATTCGTGAATTAGCTAATACTCTAGCAGAAGTTGATTTAGAAAAACTAGAATCTATCACCAACCCAGGAATTGGTGGTGTAGCTTTAGGGTTAGGCACCGCTGCTATTGAAGGTGTAACTAGTACTGTTAAATCTATAACTGGAGGGGGTGGTGAAGGAGGAGATGGGGGTTTAATTAATGAAATGGTAGAAGTAAAAGAAATTTTAAAACAAATTTTAAGTAAAGAAGGAATAGTTATGCTTGATAGTAATAAAGTAGGTACTTCTCTTAATATGGGAACTTATAAATTAAAATAATTATTAATATTTATAACAAAAAGCAATGTCATTATTACAAAATTTACCCAATATGAATTTAGGTTTAAGAGGATTAACTCCAAACCAATTCATTTTAGAAGCAGCAGGGTCAAAACTTCACAATCAATACTCTATAAATAATAGACCTAAAATTTTAGGTAAACCTCAACCTTCTACTTTAGATTTAGACGGATTAACCCCTTCAAAATATCTAGATAACCCACCCAGATAATTAGATGGGTCTTATTGATTTAAAAACAGACTTAAAATCCTTAAAATATGGTAAGGATAAACCTGGGGGGGGAGATAGTAGACAACCTTTTATCAAATCCCCCATACCGGAAGGATTCTACCCAAAATCTGGGCCTGATTTTCTATTAAGGAATGGATTTTTAAATCCTGTTAGTAGTATTAGAGATGTTTTAAGGATAAGTAAATTTTTAACTACAGTTGATGGTCTTTTATTTGTAGCTAAACAAGAAGTCTTAGCTTTAACTAATCCTGTAACTATAGGAGGAAGAACTTCAACTAATTTTAGACCTGTTTTATATAATCCTTTAAATACTTTAGCCCAAGTAGGGGGTAATTCTATAGGATTCCACACTGAAAGAACTGGCCCCTTCCCAGATATAACTAATTTTACTCAAAAATATGAGTATCTTCAAAAGAATTTTTACCAAGGTTCTAATAATAGACTTCAATTATTATTTGAATCTAAAATAAAAGGTAATCGTACCTCTAATTTTAATGAGGGAAAAGCTAAAGAATTAGGTTTAAATTCAAATGATAGAAATGTTTTATTTGATTATATTGGGGGGCCATCACCTAATGCTATTCAAGGGGGTAGAACTAAAATATTAAGAGTTACTTATACTGATAATGAAACAAATCCTAAAACAGGAAATCCCCGCCCTGTTACTATAAATAAAATATCATATAGTGGTATAGTTAATAAATATAATTTAGAATATGATTCTAATAACCCAGTTAACCCATTTATATATAAATCAGGTTCTTTAGAAACAGACAATGCTCAATTAGAATTAAAAAGTAATAGTAAAGTTTTTATTGGTCTTGTTAATTATAGTAAAGCTGTTGGAGCTTCTCAAACTTATTATAGAATAACTGGGATAGATCCTTCTAGTAATACTTTTAATACAGAAGGTTCTTACTTATATTCTAATAATGTTTACCTCTCAGGATCTCTTAGTCCTAATTTTTTTGTTATTAATAGTTCTACTCCTAATTATGTGGCTATTAATTATAGCAAAACTTTAGGAGCTAGTAAAAAATATACTACCTACACTGGAGAATCTGTTGGAATTGAAAATACTATATCAACTTTAGGTGGATTATTAATATCCCCTAATGTGTATAAACCTAACACATTAGAACCAGATATAGAAAACTTAAATAAGAAAAAAGGATCCCCATTTCAATACTTAGGTGGAGATGAAGACAAATTAAAATTATCTTTTTTATATCGAGACCTAACCAATGACTTAACCTTTTCTACAAACGAAGATTTAGGCTTAGATGGTAATAATAGAGCAACTATAAAAAGTGATGTTTATACTGAATTTCCTAAGACTAGTGAAATAATAGAATCTAATAAAACAGCTACTTGGACTCAAGAACAATTAATTAATTCTATCCCTGTTTTAAGAGGAAGTACAGCTTTAACTAGTATATCAGATTATAGAAAAAAAGCTAATGAAAATAAACCTAAACAAATTCAAGTAGCCTCTGAAGATTATGAGAATTTTAATAGAGAAAAAACTTATTCAGAAGGAAATCCTGGTTTAAGAAACGCTAAAAGAGTTAGTTACACTAAGGGTCCCCAAGATGTTATAGATGATAGTGAAATAACAAGTGGAAGAGATAAGATTAATTTATACTCAAGTACTGATGTTAGTAATGAAATTGGAGTAGGAGATATTATTAAATTTAATTTTAGAATTATAAATAATAATTCTTTAAATGATGAATTTATATATTTTAGAGCCTATATAGATGAATTTAGTGATGTTTACACTTCAAATTGGAACTCATATCAATATGTAGGTAGAGCTGAAAAGTTTTATAGATACTCGGATTTTGAAAGAAAAATTACTGTAGGATTTACAGTAGCGGCCCAATCTAGAGCCGAATTATTACCTATTTATAGAAAAATAAATAACCTTATAGGAGCAATAGCCCCAGATTATAGTCAAGCTGGATTTTTAAGAGGTAGTGTTGTTAAAATAACTATAGGAGATTATATCACTTCTGAACCTGGTATAATAAATGGTGGGCTTACAATTAGCCCTATTTTAGATGCTGGGTGGGAGATAGCTAGAAGTGAAGGGGGTAAATTAATAACAGATAGTAATGATATTCAACAACTACCTTTAGCTTTTAAGGTATCAGGTTTATCTATAAATTTAATTCATAAATTTATACCTAGAAAAGGTCAATCATTTATAGGAAATTCTTTATAAAAATGGGCAGATATACTAATATACCAGTTGTAAGATTCCAAAAAGGAGCTAGATATTTTGCTGAGGCAAAATACCCAGAAGTGCCTTTATCCCCAAGTGATATATATGTTGTTACTTCAGTAGGAGATAGGCTAGATTTATTAGCTCAACAATATTATGGAGATAATTCTTTATGGTGGGTTATTTCTATTGCTAATACAGAACTACCCCAAAATTCTTTATATATTCCTTTAGGAACCCAATTAAGAATCCCTACCAATGTAGAAAACATCTTATTCAGTTATAAAAATTTAAATAATGTTTAATGGCTAACATTTTACAAGAGTCTTTTTCTCCTTATGTAAAAAGACAAATCAATATAAGACAACAAAAATTAGGAGCTTTAACTCGAGATAATAATACTTTAGTATTTACAACAAGTAATGCTCCTTTTATTAAACTTACTTCATCGATAAATGTGACAGCTAATAAATGTCGAGAAATAGGTTTACCTGATAGCTTTTCAGGGAATAATTTAGCTGAAAAATTTGTTTTATTTGGAGGAACAGTTGAAGAAGACCATTCAGGTTCACCTATTTTAAAAAGTGGTGTTGCTTCTAGTTATAATGATTTTAATAATTCATCTTATGGATTTTTAACTACTAGTGATTATGGATTAATTCCAATGCCTGGTATTACTAGTATTGATGTTAAATCTTTAAATAGAGGTTCTTTAAGAGAATGTACTATAAATATAACTTGCCATAGTAAACAACAATTTCTTATTATTGAAACTTTATTTTTAAGATTAAAATATAGTTTTTTATTAGAATGGGGACATTCTGTTTATTTTAAAAATGATGGAACTCTTTCAACTGAAAATTTTTCTAATAGTAGTTTATTTTTAGGAGGAGGTGATGGTGATGTTAGTGATCAAAATTATATTCTTAAAACTTTAGAAACTTCTAGAAACCAATCAAATGGTAATTATGATGCTTTTTTAGGATATGTTAAAAATTTTAATTGGACTCTTCGTCCTGATGGTGGTTATGATATAACTGTTTCAGGTATAACATTTGGGGATGTTATAGAATCTCTCAAAATGAATGTTTTAAGATATGATGATGCTGATGTTGAAGAGCAAAATGAAGAAGAAGCTAATTTAGAAGGCCCTCCAATAGAAAAAGATAAAAATAGAACTACATTAAACCAAATATTTTATGCCCTTAAAAAACTTTCAGAAGAATCAGATGGACTTTTAACAGAAGAAAGTTTTGTTATAATAGATGAAGTTACATGTTCTAAGTTAAAAGAACTTATACCTTCTCTCCCAGATGTTAATTTAGCTAAATATGCTGGGAGTAAGTTTATAAATAATGGTGATGCTCCTATAACACAACCTCAACCTCAACCTCAACCTCAACCTCAACCTAAAACTCCCTCACAAACCCAAGTTCAAGAAGAAGGTTTTTTTAGTTCTGTTGGGAATTTTATTAGTGAGACTGTTGAAGCTGTTGGAGAGTTTGTTAGTGAGG